GTTGCGCTTTTTAATCGCATTGTAGAACTTATCATCACTCTCAAATGCAACCTGAACCTTTGGCAGAACTCTTTCTAACTCTGCGCCTGCTACTTCAGATTCATTAAATGCGGCCATGTATGTAATCCTAATCAGACATTAAGTAATCTTCAACACTCATTCCTTGGGGGATAGATTTTTTATTTCCGCCTTTATTATTAGATTCGGCCGCGGATCTGCCCGTTGGAATTGGTCCACGCTTATCTTCGTCATTATTTTCGGGTTTAGCTCTTCTTACCCCTTTAAGGGCTTCATTACGAACCTTAACAATTATTGGAGCTAATACCGTCTTTGCTTTGCCAAGATAAGCAGAACGAATATTATCCATATGTGACCGAGAATATCCGGCAGCGTTAGCTCTCTGCCATAAAGTATTTATATGAGACATGAATCTTGAGTCAGTAGTTAATACTTCCTCAAGTTTGGCTTGAACTTCTGTAATTGCATTCTTCTTGATAAAGGCAGTCATTACATTTTCTTTATCAATGTTATTATCAATCGTAGCTTTGAGTTGATTTAATACTCTGCTATTTAAATCAACAGCCGCATACTCGAATCGCTGGTTTTCAAAGTTCTGACGTTCCTGTGTTAGCTTTTCATCTTGCTTTGGTGGAGCATTAGGATTACTAAATTGCTGAGGTGGCATGGGATTTTGCCCCGGCCAAAAGTAATCACTAAGAACTAATGCAGCATTTTTCTGATTATCATCCCTCGCAGTATTGTACATCCTAAGTACGATTCCCCGTACAATATTGGATGCAATATGAGCCTGTGCTCCCGGATGTACTCTCTCAAGCACCGGTAAATAATCATCAACTAATTCTGCAAATCCATGAGGATTTGATTCTTTAATTGCTTTAAGAATCGTCTCCGTCTTACCACTAAGAACTTCTTGTTCAATAGATGCTACGTTCTCTAACCGCTCTACAGCCTCGCGAGCATCTTGAACTGTTGGGAAGATTTCAGTGAATTTCTTTTCTCGGTAGTAAACTTTCTCGAGAAATGGAAACTCTTTAAGAATATTAGGATACTTAGTCGTAATCTCCTTAAGTGCAATCGGAGTTACAAGTTCATCAACTTTATCCTCTTTTTCTGTTTCATCTTCTTCTAACTTATCTTCTTTCTCCTCATCCTCTTCTTCTTTATCGCCCTTCTTCTTTGAATCTCCCTCATCCTCCTCATCGACATCTCTAGTTCCTTCCTTAGTTTTCTTGACAGGTTTTTCGTCCTTAGAAGTTTTGTCACTACCATCATCGTCGGATTCATTTTCATCTGTCTGATCCAGAATATCTAAAATTTCTTCAGTAGTTTCAGCAACTTTTTCCCCACCTCTCATACTAGCAGGTGCTTCAACTTGCAATGGATTGTTTGCCATCTTTCACCTTTTGTGCTGCGGGTTTATTGTTATTTTGATTCTGCTTAGGCTGTGCAGCAGCTTGTTGAGCCGTAGCAGCTTCTTCTTGCATTGTGAGAATATTAATATGTTCTTTCATGTGTAAGAGCACATTAAGATAGCCTTTTGGAGTTTCAATTTTGGCTAATCTACCTGCACTACTTACGAGCCAACGTCTATAAATATCCGCCTCGATATCATGATTATCAACCATTTCATCAATTGGTACACTAGGTACCATTTGTGGTTGCATAGCTTCTGGATTTTGTGTATCTACAGGACCACTAGGCGGGATCTCTATTGGCTCTGAATCCATAAGAATTTTGATTTCTTCATATTGCTTCTGTCTATCATCTTCTCCAGGAATTTCAAAATCATTAAGCCCAATTGCTTGAACAACAAGAGGAATATTTTCTGGGGAAAAGAGAGCTCGTAAAACATCCTCGTGTCCAGCTTGTAAAAGTTGCATAATAGCATCTTTTTGCTGAGCCCATGTAATAGGAAGTTGTTCTGAACCTTCAAGTTCTACAGATCCTATTCTTCCATTAAGCTGGGAAGTACGAACAAAAACATTAATGAAGTTTCCCGTCTTATCCTTCTCAACATACTTCTCGTCTTCGACGACATTCTTAATATAAGCGGGTATTACTTTGCTGAAAATATTCTTCCACCAAAAGGTCATCATCTTCCAGTTATTCTGTAATCTCTGTAATGCCTGATTACGGCTCATAGAATACTGGGCAGCAGTCTTAGAACTATTAGGTTGAGCCCCACCAAATAATGATGGAAGAGCCCCTGATGCTGTTTGTCCCATTTGTTGAATTTTCTCAGCAAATGGCATAACCTCAGAACTAAGAGTTGCAGTCTTAAATTGGAAGAATCCATCTCCGAGATTTTTTCCACTAATAGCCTTAGCTGGAAAAATCATCCCCGGATTAACTTCTGTATCCCCATACTGAGCAAAGTTTAATACTTGAGGATCAGCAAATGTTTGACCAATTCCATGCTCGATAGTTTGAAGGGTAAGATTAATAAGATCATTGGTAATATCCTGTACGGACACTAACAACTGACCTAATGGTTCATAATACAAATAATCACTTAATGGATTATACGTTAATGTCCAATGATCATCAAGATCCTCATTACAAGCCTCTGCGAAGTGATCATTAACGAACGTAACCTTACAGCCATTAGGAAATTCTTTATCTAATTCTTTCCTACAATCTTCGTTTAATACAGAAAATGAACAAGGTCTTAACCATGCAGTTCTGATAGTAACAACATTATCTGAATCATCCCCCGTATTTTGAACGGGCATCCTTCCCCATTTTTCATAGGAGTCGTTACTATTAGAATTACTATCATCTCCTGGTCTTATCTTACCATCTAAATTACCAAATCTATCAATAGCATTCGCGACGTTAGTCTCATGAGAGAAGATTAAGTATGGAGTTCCTTTTTGGGTCTTAGCATAACTTGCTACTTTACAATAAAGCCCTCCATAAACTTCAATGCACTGTCGCGCTTTAGGAACATCTTTTTGTTCTACTAACCTATTGACAATCATCTTCTCCTTCTGAATTGAAGGAGTAATCATTAATTGGCATTCCGGACAAATATCTGTTCCTTCTAAAACACTCTGAGATAAGATATCACTTTCCCCTGGATCAAATGTATCCCTTCCAAGATCACTTGTTTCTTTATCTTCAAGTCTTATATTGCAAACCGGACAGACTTTATATTCCTTATCTACTTCTTCGTCTTTGTAGATATCTTCTTTGTAAGTACCATACGATTTGTCTTCTTTTGTATAGTTATAGGCAAAAACCAGCCCTTCAGTACAAAGAACATAGAGCGCATTAATCCAAAGAAGCGGTGCATCGTTATGCCTATAAATTAACTTACAAATTTCATTACCGGCTTTCGCCGTAGACATATCGTCTGAATTCTCTGCATCGTCTGGATAGCAAATAATTGATGGTACATTAACACTTAACGCAGCAATAATAGACTCTAGATAAGCCCTATAAATATTTATTGGCTTATCATAATAAGCACCCTGATCCGAAGAATCTTTGTTACTATCGCCATCCCAAACGCGCCAATCATGAGCAATTTCACTCCAGAAAACTCTCTGGAATCCATCCCAATAATACTTTAACTTACGCCATTGACGTATTTGTCTCTCACGCGCAGAAAGATCCTCTCTCCCATATCTATCCGCGAGAGTTTTAAGAGACTGTTTAACTTCTTCGGAGTACTCTTTTTTAGCCATTAAAGCCACGCATCATGCCGGAGCTACCACCCATTAAAGAACTTAAGAATCCTGGTCTTTGTAAGTATGGGTTATTCGCTTGATTAGGTAATGTACTATTATTACTACTAGGAAATAATGATGTACCCCCGCTCATGCCATCTCTACTAATCATACTCATCCTATCTCCACCCATAGGATTAAATCCTTGCATAGGAGCCATAGATGGTGGAAGAGCAATCCCTGCACCCATTCCATCTCCAGCCATCATAGGATTAGGATTAAATCTCTGAGATGCCCTATTGATAGAATCGCTAGCTCTAGAACGTCCCTCATTAATTGAATTAGTTAACCCTTGACCCTGACCTGGAAATAATGAAGATAATCTATCTAAACCAAACGCATTACCTTGTGGAGTATTACCACCCCTATTAGCAATGGCATTCATTCCATAATTTGCGCCGCGCTTCATTAAATCTTTACCAACTCCACCCTTAGCAAACTTACTAAGAATAGATCCTAATCCACCCGCACTATTAATTCCACCACCTAACATTCCAGCGCCAGAACCCGCACCACCAGCTCCACCAGGTAAAAAACTTGCACCCTTCATAGCATTACTAGATAACTGTGGCATTAAACTTTGAGACATCTGTCCAGGTACAGAACCCATAGAAGATCCACTAAATCCTCCAGTTTGTCCTAATGTTGCACCTGCACCACCGGCTGAACTCATAGCCATAGATAAAGGTAAAAGATAAGGCAATGCAGATTTACGAGGATCAAATAATTGCCCTGCAGTTTTACCAAATGCCATACCTAAGTTTTGATGCTGATTATTAGGAGAAATTTCTTGCATATCCCCAGGTCTATATTCTAATTCCCCCGTCTCGGGATTTAACTGTTGATAGGGATTTCCCTGTTGAGAACCCCCATACTTAGGATTTCTAACCGGATCTCCTTTAGCCATTATTGACCTTCCCCTCTTAATCTTTTTCTAGCATTAGTAATGGCTCCAGCACTTTTAATGGCTCTATTAACAGGGCTTCCGGGTTGAATCATTCCTTGACCCATACCCTGATTTTGCTGTTGTTGCATTTGTGCTAAGAATGGCATTAATGATTGGAGAATATTTCCTCCTTGCATACCACTTCCAAAAGGCTGGGATGTTAATCCTTGACCCATTTGAGGCATAAAAGGATTATTAGTCATAGGCTTCTTATTTAATTCATCACCCTTAGCCATTAGAGACTCCTAATTCTTTTTCAAGACGCTCAATATCGCCTACTTGACTTTCTACTTTCTCATCCTTAATCTTATGCTGAGCTTCTAATTCAGCTCTACGAACATCCCAAGGAGTATGTTTCCTACCTATTTGAATAGGCTTTAATCCTTCGGGTGGTTCATGAATAACTTCATTAGGCTTAATAGTTGTTTCAAGAAGCCTATTTAATACAGCCATCTTTTCAGCACGTTCCTTAGCAAGTTCTTCCCTCATCATATCGCAATTTTTGCATTCTCTTTCAAGCCTGCAAAATTCACAATGGGGATTAAATAAATGATGAAGCCACTTAAACATGAAGCCTTCTTCCTTTATGAAATCTTCTTACTGCCATTGTGACTCCTTCACTTTCAATTCTTTTTGCGTTTCTATAAAACGCCGTCATATCACCAGTAGATTGAAGCTGAGCTATTAACTTTTGCTGTCTATCAAATCTCTTTTGGGCATCTCCGGCTTCATTAAAGAATCTATCAGCCGCATCTACTCCATACCTAATAGCATCGTAAGGATCATCACCCTCAAATTCTGAAACGTCTTGAGGATTTGTTTTATCGTAAACACATGACTTAATCGCTTGTACTAATTTTCTATCCGTTCCATCTTTCGTCTTAAAGATCAGAAGTTTGGGAAGATTATTCTCATCAGGTATCTCACTAAAGGAGGCCAGATAATTATGATATGCCTCAACTCCATGATTCCTAAGAGTAAATTCCGCAAACTCCTGATCATATGGAAGTCTTTCTATTGATGC